ATGTTGTAGTAGTTAAGTAATACGCTTTAGCACTATCTGTAAGAAAAGTATACGATGTAGCACCTGAGCCTGAAGTATTATTTAAGTTGCCGCCTTTTATTGACTCGATGCTACCTATTGCTGTTGTCGTTACAGCTTCAAAGGGATACCGTGTCTGTATCTGTCCACCTGGGTTGTACTTAACATCTATAGCTTCTGCGAGTTCTTGCTGCTTTAACTGTCTCGCAGGAACTAGGGTGTTCTCACCTAAAGGAAAGCCCTGAAGCGTAATAGCTGTAGGTTCAGGCTTAGCATGCCCTACATTCTTATATGTGATTACTGATTCAGGTGGCAAATAAAACATATTAAAAATCCGTATTATTGGTGTTAGGAATATACGTTCGTGAAACTACTTTATCGAGTACCGCGGAATAAAAGAAGGAATAAATACCTGTATCTGATACAGTGTCATACTTATTTCTAGTCTTTGCACATATAGTTACAAACTGTGCTAAAAGATCATCAAACTCGCCATTAAAAGGCATTGTTGAAGCTGTTGTAGCCAGGGGAGTAACAGAGGTATTATACTCTAGCAATATAGAGGTATCTACTAAAACCACACGCTCAAAAGCAATATTAGCTCCTTGAATCGCGTAATATGAGGGCTGACCTGAAGTACTTGTTCTAAGAGCCGCACGAATATAAGATACAGATTGTTTAGTCAAGTCAGATGTTCCTATCGTACACTTTATAGGAGATATAAATAAGTCAGGTAGTGCAACAGTTGAATCACCTAAAGCCAGGGTTAAAGTAGTATATGCATTTACCCAGTCACTTCTTATTGCTGCTAAAGCGGTGCATAAAGGTTTTAACCCTCGGTTTAGAAAATCCAACATCATGGGATCAGAGTATTGCGTACTCGCTTCATCTAAGACGTTATATCGTGCGCTTGTTATTACATCTAAAGCTGTTGACATAGTTGTTAGCGGGGTGTTTCCACCCCGCTTCCTTTATTTAGTTACGTACAGGTAAAGTTAAAGCAATTATTTCCACTTTAGCACCATCAAGATTCACGTCTCCGTTAACTATAGAAGATGAAATATCAATAGTATCCGCAGTTGCAAAGTATACTGGTTCATTGCGTCTCGTTGCTTTAATAACAACAATCTTTAGACTCATAGAACCTAGATCTACTGCAGTACCTGTGGGGTTAAAAATTAAAGAAGTAACCGTGTCTTCTGCGGTTACAGAGCCAGTCAGTATAACATCAGTAAGGTCCAAGTTAGTTGAGACCTCAACAACATCCCCAAGAGAGGCACCTACCACTGTAGTATCCACAGAGATGTGAACAGCACCAGAAGCCGCTACATAAGATGGACAAGATGCAGGGTCCCAGGTAGCAGTCGCATAAAGAGTCCTAGGAACTATAAGACCCGCAGTAGTGTCCATGTTAAGGTTTTTACCCCACTGGTTTACACTTCCACCATACCCTAAGTCACATAAAGCATCCGCAGTTTCTGCTGTTATCATTCGCATAAAAACATCAAGTACGATCGTTCCTGCAGGAATTGCAAGCACTTGCGCAACATCAGTCTCACTAGCATCCATTGGGTGCTCCGTAAAGTCTACAATGTTCCGCAAAGCTTTAACTTCTGGGTCTTCTAACATTTTCTGAGCTCCTGCATAAGGATGAAGCCCAGTGGTATAATCATAAGTTGTAGCCATAATATCTCCTAGTAAGTATTAAGAGATTTAAGACATAGAGCACAGACTTCGTACTTACCAAGAATATCGGTAGCCCCACCAACCACAATATCAACAGTGTCTGCTGCTGCGAAATACTGAGGAACAACTAAACGACCAAGAATACCACCTGCAGCAGTATCAAGAGCCAAACCTGTACCCCAAACAGCTGCACTGACTCCTGTTCCAAGTGTACAAGTTGCACTTGTAGTACCTGCAGTAATAATCCTAATCCATGCAGTAAGTACCGTGGTACCAGCGGGAATAATAAGCACTTGACCAACATCTGTAGCAGAGTGAGAAAGGTTCTGCTTCGTAAGATCAATAATATGTCTCACAATAAAAGGTTGGTTCTCATCAAGGGTATGCTGTGTCGGAATCGGTACACCAGCGATTGTACCGTCTGTAAAGTTATATGTTGTAGCCATTTAAGGTCTCCTTATTTAATAATGATTAAGCGTGAGAAGCTGCGTAGCTTGCAATTGTTACAACGCCGAAGTTATCAGAATTGTACATTGTTTTCTTCATTCCAAAGACGCAACCAACAGCCAAACCTTTTTGGTTTTCATAATCCTGGTCTTGCTCAACCCAAGAAAGGTAATTGTCTTTGCCTACAACATTCTGTTTCATACGGTCATACGCATTACCCAGGGTAAATACTCCAGCTTGCGCGCCCAAGAACAAGTTACGTCTTACATTAGTAAGAGGGGACACAATACGATGGGATTCAAACAGGATGCATTTATTGTACACACCGAGAGACCCGTCGAACAGAGGATTCTTAATACCACGGACATTCGCATACTGCTGAATCTCATGCCATTTAATGGAAGAAGAACCAGTACCCAGAGATAACTTAAGATCAGTTACTGAGTAGGGATGAAGCACAACTACGAAATAGTCGTCACCTTCGATTCTGACTGGGCGCATAGGAATAGCACCTGTAAGCGCTTTCTCTTTCGCATAATCGATGTCTTCAAGCATGAACCTGTCATTCGTATCAAGGGTTGCTTCAGATGTTGCGTTACCTGAGTACACAATATGATCTGCGTCAGAAGCGGCACCAGCGTTACCTGCATGATTCATGGTTGTATCACTGCAGAGATATCTGAACATATACTCTTCAAACTTGTTAGAAAACCATCTGGACAATGCCCACTGACCATCTTTACGAAGATCATGTACGGTTCTTTGCTGAGACATTTTGCCAAATATATGCGCATTTCTTAACTGATCAATTTTGTTTGAATCCTGGTAATAAACCAGGGCTTCTTCATTGCCTTCCATGATATTGTCGCCAGTGACGCCTTGTCCTGACATTTCTACCAGCAGATCATAAACGATGTTATCTCCTGCTGTTTTTTCTAGATCAGTTACCTGATAAAGAATTGAATCCTCAGTTGTTCCGAGGAATTTATTAAAAAACATAGCGCCACGCTGCGCTTGATACCAAGTTTTCTTGGACCAAATCTTAACTGTCTGACTTGATGCCGTGCCGAAAGTGGTCTGAGCCATTATTAACTCCTGTTATCCAAATTGTTCTAAAAGTTTATCTATTTTAGCCATTGTCGCTGCATCCAACTTATTAAAGTCTTCAGGCTTCATATTAGCGATTCTTGCCAGCAATGACTCATTATTCGTACCGCCAGATGTGTTTACTTGTGTCAAAGATGTCGGTTTATTTATGTCCAGTATATCTTTAACTGTATTAGCTTCTTTTTTAGGTGTATTTAACACGCTATTCAGCGCTTTTTTCATATATCTGGGAGTCTTCAATAAATGAGCCTCCATAACACTTTCCATGTCAACAGTGGGAAAGCGTTTAGCAAAGTCAGCTTTCAAAGTATCTGATGTTAATGCCATATCTAAGGCATCATCTATACTCGTTGGTTGAGGTAACCCACGTGCTATACGATCTGCATCAAAAGCTACATCTTTAAGATACATCCATGCATCTGTTACAATTTTATATGCATCTCTGTACCCTTCTTTCTCACTAAGAAAGCGATTTAAGTTCTCATCTTCTGTTGTCTTGCTTAGTATTGAGACTGTTGCGTTTTCTAACCGCTCAATTTTGTCTTTCAAATCTTTTATAGTGCTGCTCTCGTACTTAGATAAGGCTTCAGTACTGAGATATGGATTTCCGCTTTCATCATACTCAATCTGGATTTTGTTAACAGCTTTTTGTATATCTTTAGCCAGGGATACGTCTTTAGGGTCAGACCCTGCTTGCTGTACCACAGCTTTTAATACGTCTGTTACCTCATCCATTTTTGACTGTAAGTCTTGTCTATGTGTTCGCTGTGCACTTAAAGCTTTTACTAAACCTCGGTTACTTACTTCTAACTCTGTCAGTCGTTTTACAAGATCATCAGATGCTAAAGTAGATGCACTTTTATCGTCAGGCGGAGTCCCTGCGTTTATATCGTCTCCAGAAAGTTCATCTCCTTCATCCTCAAGTTCATCTTCTACTGTCTCATCAAGCGGAAGCTCTAGGTCTTCCATGGTTAAGTCTTCGTCTCCCATTTTAATACCCTTCCCTCGTTTGACTGGTTGAGGCTCCATTAGGCACCCTTATTGCAGGTGGCGCAGTTTGTTGTTTTAATTTTATTTCATCCAGCCACTTAAGAATATCCATGATTTTTGCACGATCAGAGGATTGCAACTCCGCTATCTTGACTGCTATCTCTCGTTGTGAGATGTCGTCAGACAGCGTTATCTTATTATCCTCAAGCGTACGTATTCTTGAATCGTCTTGTGCTGTTTTTTCTGTCAAAACGTCTATTTTTCTATTCTCTACTGCTATCCTATCTAAATCAACTTTTAATTTGCTATCTAATTCAGCTTTCTTAATCTCTATTTCTTGCTGTTGTGCTTGCTGTTGCGCTTGCTGATTATCAGAGATATACTTCTTCCAATCTTCTTTCTCAATTGGTGAAAGGTCAAGCTTGTCAATGACTGTTGTAGGATTAACAGGAAACTTCTTTTCCATCATATCCATGAAGGTAGAAAGTTCTGTCAACATCTTATTGACACCCCCAGGGGCATCTTCTGTTCGTATATTATACTCAAGATCTTTAATTTTACGAATAGGTGCACTTAAATCACGTGCCTGATCAATTATATTGCCATCTTGAAAAGTGTACTTCTCAGTCTCGCCTAATATTTTTCTTATTTGCTTATCAGGCATAAAGCGAGAAATAACTTCTATCTTACGTTTAAGAATTTCTTTCCTAGCCTTAGTATAGTTACTAAACAACCTAGACAGCATCGTTAAACCTTGTTTCTGCCTAAGTTTAAGATTAATACCAGGCTCTCTACGTTGCTGCGCGGTGCCTTGAAGATCAGGGTTTATCCCTGTTATGTCCTTCATTGCCTGCTTGTTCATCTCACCCATTCTGATAGGTGCGTCAGGAAATTGGGGAACAGATTTCTCTTTGACCGCATTCATACGGCCTTTTGCAACAAAAGTTATAGAATCAGGGTCTGACCAAGACGACCTAGCTTGTTCTAAGTCATGAAAAGCATCAATCTCTGCCATAACCCCAACACCCTGAGCGCCTAAGATACGAAGAGCATGCATCCAACGTCTATTGCATTCTCTTTGTGGATCTAACATAAGCTTAACTAAGCCATAGTAACTATACTGCCGTTTTGATTTATCCGTGTACGCGGTCTGTCTAACCAGAGAGAAGTTCTTCTTGTAAACTGGTGAATCACCTTCCCAGAGTATACGATCGTAGATATAATGCATCCACATAACCTTAGTATCGTATATCTCTTGGATTTGACCACCAAGATTCTTTACTTTCTCTCGTATATCAGGCAACTGCTTCTTATCAAACTCAATTGCACCATTGTCTTTATCTATATAGTAGTACCGTTTATAAGCCTCTTTATACTCCATATGGGTAACCAAGATTCTCTTATTCTGAGAATCGAAGTACTCAAAGCTAGGAGTTTCGCCATATGAGGTGTAGGAATTAATAGAGTCTCTTGATGTAACATTAGAAATCGCGCTACTCGCGCCGGAGGTATTTGCTGTAAATATCTCTTCCATATCCTTAATATGCGCAGGATACCTGACCTTAAAGTCCTCTGCGGTGACCCATTTCTCGTACGAGATATACCGAGCATCTTTTAAGTCTGCTCTTTTGCTCTTAGGGTCTACTAGAACTTCATAGGCATCCATAGAGGATTCATAAAAAAGTATCTCTTCTGGATTAGAAGGGTCAGGACCTACATCGACGACTACATCACCACATCCAGTAGTAATTGCCGCTTCAAACATATTGTCTTCTTCTGTTGCGGCGTCTACTTGATTCTCGTCAATATGCTTAACCAAGTCTTCTAAGACCTCACATAAAAACGCGTCACTCTTCTCAACGGGATAAGGATACACTCGTACAGGATTCTGTGAGTTAATACCCATGACTAGTTCTACAGCTGGATGGACATAGTTCCAAATCATAGGAGTCCGGCCTTGAAGAGATAGCTTATACTTCTCGTCTTCAGACCACTGATCCCCAGCTTTAAATTTATATGCTTCTTCTGCCGAACTTAACCATGCGATATTAGCATACCATGCCTCATCTCGCATCTCTTTAGCTTTTAAAAGCTTCTCTTCGTCAGTTAGGGTAGAAAATGCATCATAATAACCAGTCATTTAGTGTGCCTTATTTCTTAAGAATGTTGTCAGCAGTCTCAACGACTACTTCAGTTTCTTTTGCTTTCGGGGTCTTAACAGCCTCAACAGTGACTTTCTTCTTGACTGTTGCTGAGACCGCGGCTTTAAGAGCCTCTATCTGCTGTGTAGACTCATCAAGCTTTGCTTCATAAGAGGCAATAGTATTAGCAAGAGCCAGGTCAATAGCTGCCTGAATCTCTGTAGCATCCGGAGTTTCTACCTCTATATTAAGAGCTTCTGCAATAGCTGCTTTACTCCCAAACAATAAAATATCTTTTGTTCGAGCATATGTGCCATTGCTAAATTTGATATTAGCTTCAACGTTTCTACTACGCATCTTCTCAATATCAGTAAAGTCTTTCTCGCTCAGCTTGATTGTTACACCATTAATAAATACTGCTGCATACTCTGTCATATTCGTGCTCCCATTTGTTTATATTTTTGGATAAAGTCATCCACTTCCTTCTTTTTCTTCTCTATATTAATACCCACACTCCCTTTATACCACATACAGACATACTGAATAGCATCATGTATGTGGGAAAACTTATTCTTCATAGGAATGTCTGTAAATCTCTTCTCTCCAACTACCTGCAGGCGCCTAAACTTATACCCACCGTTAAAGCCTTTCCTCGTCATCTTACATTTAGGATGTATCTGCAAGGCAGGCTTACCGTCTCTCATAGACTCAAGATAGTATCTGACAGCCTCGAGCCTCACATCCACATCATTAGTGTTCGCAGGCTCACAGTCAATACCCAGGGTAGATAGCACTTTAAAGACTGTCTCCTCGTTAGTGTCCGCTCGCCGATTGCCTGCGGGGTCTCCAATGAAATATATTTCTTTTGCATCTGGAAAATTGATTGTTAGCTTAGGTAGCAGTAGTTGTTCAGTGAATTGCTGAATACCCATGTCACTCGAGACTATCTCATCTAAAAAGTTTACTCCACCTCTTATAGACGGCTGTGTTATAATAGCAGAAGGTGTCAAACCAAAGTCTAGCCCAATGACTATTATCTCATTCGGGTTGTATATGAGACTCTCGTTAATGTGAATCTCATCATGATACTGCTCTTTAAAGATCGGCCGACCGTCCTCAACTGTTCCGTAATTATTGCCGAGGTTGACGTTGATCCAGTCGTCGGTCTTACCTTCCTTACCTTTGATGTAATACCCAGGGGGAAGGTTTTGAATATTCTCAGCTTGAGGATTCTCTTCCCACTCTTTAGTGGCTTGGTTCTTGACGAGTCCACCAGGTTGCTTAAGAAACTTCCATCCCTCTGGCTTTGTCTCTTCCGCCAGCTCATACAGCCAATGGTCATCCTCACACTGGTTCGTGTCACCAATTATGCCGTACCAAGAAGGCCCACCATCCATGGGAGAAGGGTATCTGCCGATACGAAAGTCGAGCATGTCAAGTACTTCTTTAGGAATCTCTTTTACTTCGTTCAACCATCCGCCAGTTAGCTGTGCGCCTCTAAGCTTCTTTATCGCTTGTGGCCTATCCAAGGCTATGAATATTAACTCTGAGTGGACCTTCGTCTTGTCAGCCAGGGAAAACTTTAACGTAAGTTGAGGAGGCTGCATGCCACCCTTAGAGAAGTGCCCTAGTGACTCAAAGAGGTCTAAGAAGTCTTTGATGGTTGTTGTAAAGAGTTCACTGTATGTATTACGTATTG